CACGAACCTCTTTATGAAATAGAAAACTCAGACAGAGCTTTTGAAGAAGAAGTTCTGTTTACAGGATTTGGTGAAGCTCCTGTTAAACAAGAAGGTGCTGCAGTCGTTTTTGACGATGCTTCTGAGAGTTATACTGCAAGGTATACCAACGAAACAATCGCATTAGCTTTTGCAATTACCGAAGAAGCCATGGAGGACAACCTCTATGACTCTTTTGCTAAATTAAGAGCAAAAGGTTTAGCTAGAGCTATGGCAAGCACAAAACAAGCTAAAGCTGCAGATATCTACAACTTTGGTTTTAGTGCTGCTGCTGCTAACCAAATCGGTGACGGAGTAGCATTTTTCTCAAATGCTCACCCAACTGTAAGTGCAGGTAACCAAAGCAATACTGCTACTGGTGCTGACTTATCAGAAGGTTCATTAGAGAATGCTATAACCTTAGTACAAAAATTTACAGATGACAGAGGTATCTTAATTGGTTCTTCTCCTGTATCTTTACATGTACCAGTAGATTTAATATTTACTGCTGACCAAGTATTAGGTTCTCCTGGTTCAACCAATATTCTAGCACAAACAGATGCTGCAGGAAACACAATCGGTTTCCCTGCTTCTGCTGCAAAAGATACTGCTGTGCTTGCTAACAGAATCAATGCTGTTAGACATATGGGTCTGATTCCAGAAGGGTTCTATTCAAACAGACGTTTTACTGATACCGATGCATGGTTCCTTAAAACTGACGTACCAAATGGAACTAAGATGTTTGTAAGAACACCTTTACAAACTAAGATGGAACCTGATTTTGATACTGGTAACCTCAGATTTAAAGCCAGAGAAAGATATTCATTTGGAGTATCTGACTGGAGAGGTTGGTTTGGTAACGAAGGTGCCTAACCATTAATAATTAGGGAGGGTTGAAATATACTCTCCCTACTATAAGGATTTAAAATGGCAACAAATATTAAGACATTTAATAAAAGAGGTGGAGATGGTGTTATTATTAGCTCTACTGCAAAAAATAGAATAATTGGTATTCATTCATATTCTACTATAGCAGGTGTAATTGCTATTGGTGACCAAAGAGGAAATTTAATAACATATGAAGTTCCTGCTAGTTCAGAGTCAGATATGTATTTTGGAGAGTTAGGTATTGCTTGTAGTGCAACCGTTACTATCTCTACACCAAATGCAGGTAGTGTTACATTAATAGTAGGATAGGTCATGTCGACTTATTCTTTTTTAACAACAGATTTAATCAATACTACGGAAAATGATTCTACAGAGTTTGCAGACCAGATTCCTTATTTTATTGAGAAAGCAGAAATACGTTTAACAAAAGACTTAGATGATTTTGGATTAGACGTTTTTACAACGATTACATTATCAGCAAGCAATCCTACAGTATCACTTCCTTCAGGCACTAGAGTTGTTAGAAATGTAAACTATACAACTAGTGCTTCGACTACAGGTGTCTCAGCAGGAGTTAAAGTTAATCTATTACAAAGAACATATGAATATGCAATAGATTATTTTCCTTATGCTAGTGCATCTACAGGAGTTCCTCGATACTATTCAAGAAAAAATAATACATCTATTTATATTGTACCAACTCCCACTTCTACATTATCAGGAGAGATACAAACTGTATCACGTCCTGCAGCTTTAACTTCAGCTAATCCCACCAATTATTTTAGTGAGTTTTGTTATGATGCATTATTTTATTCATGCATGATTGAAGCTAGTGTGTTTATGAAAAACTTTGAAAACATGACATTGTTTGAAACACGATATAAAAATGCTATTGATGGTTTACGTAATCAAGCAAGAAGAACAAGACAAGATGATATGCAAAGTGCAAATAGTCCTACAGGTGGACCTAATACTTTAATACAGGGGTCAAATTAATGATAGATAAAGGAGTAAAATTATTACAACTTATAGGTAAAATACCAGGTGCAAAAAAATTTGTTAAAAAAACACTTAATAGAATTGAAGCAAGAAGTCCTGGATATAAAAAATTGCAAGATAAAATGTATGATATGATTTTAAAAAAACAAAAAAAGATAGCTAAAGAAAAAAATATAAATCTTTCTGATGTTAAACTTAGTGATAAAGATATACAACGTGCTATAGCTAACGAAGATAGAATGTTAAAACAATACGAAATAAAAAAATCAAAAATATTTAAAAAAGCTGATAAATTAAAAAAAGGTGGTAAAATTAATATTGATGGTAACAAATTTGTGGCTAGACAATATGGAGGAAAAATTGGTAGGGGGTCAAACTAATGAAAAAGAAAGTTTTAGAACAAGCTCTCGCAGTATTAAGAATATATGCAAAAAATAATCCTGATATAAAATTAGGAAAAGTTTCAGAGATTTTAAAAGAATTAAAAGCATATCCTGAATCTACATTACGTAATATTATTAGAGATTTTAAACCAAAACCAGAAATAGTTACAAGTAAAAAAGTTGTTCCACCATCAAATACACCTCCTCCAAAGTTAAAGGTAGTTCCTTCAACAAAGAAAAAACGTGGAGGAATGATAGGAGGAAATGAGCTTGTATCTTCCTTATATGATAAGGTATAATATGGTTATGTTAAGAACAAATATATCACAACAAATTACTAAACCAGGTAATAAAAAAAATAAAAAGAACAAGAAGACTGGGATGCAATACCAACTTTATGGAGGTAAAGTATCCAATGACGGAAATAAATTTATTCAATCGTTCTATGATAAAGGAGGAAACTAATGGGACCAAGAACTAATTTACATCCTAACCCAAAGCTTTCTGAGATTACAGGAAAACCAACAGGTCAAGGATACGGAGCTGCTAGAAAGGGACCTGACGTTCATGGTCCGATTCAAGATGCAGTTGTTAATGAAGAATATCAACAACCAAAAGATTTTGCTACAGAGTTAAAACCTGTACCAAACATATTTGTAAAATAAGGGGGAATACAAATGTCACTAATAAGATTAGGAAAAATATTAAAAGGAGTTAAAACTCAAAAACAAGCTAATACAGCTATTAAAAATTTTATGAAAGGTAAAAATGTATCAACAGAAAACTTTAAAAAAAGTTTAGGAAATATTGTTGATACTAATAAACAAAAGTTTGCTAATTCATTTTTAAAAAATAATTTAAAAATGTTTTCTAAACCAACAGAAAAAGCTGCAGCAACAACTACTAAAGGAACTGGTGCAGGTTCTGGTAAAATTAGAGAAGCTATTAGAATTACTGGTATTGGAAAAGGTATTAAAGCAGCTTTTGAAGCAGGTAAAAAAACTCCAAGACAAGTATTAGATTTTCTTAAAAATGCAGGAGTAAAAGTAGATAAAGATAAAATTTCAGCTTTTATTGGTAGAGCTGCTAGCCCAGAGAAAAAAGCTGTTGCTGAGGGTATGTTAAAGATTGCACCTGCACCATCAGGTAAAAAAGCTGTAGGACAAACTATTAAAGAAGAAAAATTAAAAAGTCCTCTTAAATCAAAAAAGATAAAAAGTAAAGCTCAAGGTGGATTAATCAATAGACGTTATGGTGGAATGATTGGAAATAAATCTTCTGGTCATAACGGTAATGATTTAGTTGCTGCAGGTTATACTAAAATTGCCTAGGAAAAAAAAGAAAAAGGGTAAAGGAATGCAAGGCATGACCATTGGTAGTGGGGATAAACGTCCCACTAAACAAGGTGCAGGTCTGACTAAAAAAGGTGTTCAAAAATATAGAAGACAAAACCCTGGAAGTAAATTACAAACTGCTGTAACAGAAAAAAAACCTACAGGTAAAAGAGCAGCAAGGAGAAAGAGTTTTTGTGCTAGGTCTGCAGGACAAATGAAAAAGTTTCCTAAAGCAGCTAAGAATCCAAATTCCAGGTTAAGACAAGCCAGACGAAGATGGAGGTGTTGATTGGCATATTTAATATCTAACATACCACATTTTAAATGTTGGGTTAGAAAAGAATTTACTCATAACCATGAAGAATATCATGGTGAATTTTTACATGGTTTAGCAATAGCTGTTAATACAATTCCTGATAGATGTTTATCTTTTCAAGTTGTATTTACTGGTATTGATGAAGAAGAAAATGTACATGGTGGAGCTATGTGGGCTAGAATGCCTATTACAGCTTTAGTAGCTGATGAAAATTTAAAAAATGTTCCTGAAAGAATGGAAACACATTTAGCTCAACCTTGGGATTGTTCTTCTCGAAATCATTCAATTATTTTTATGGATAGAATTAGCTCAAGTCCTTGGTATTGTAAAATAGGTGGAGACTTTTATAAAGGTCGTTACATGTTTACAGTAGACTACACAGATAGTCACATATCTGATGACTCAGCTCAACACAAACAAAGTCATGTATTACAATTAACAGATGCAGGAAAATGGACAGGTAATATTATAGCATTACCTAATAATAGGGTTAGAGTAACTAATCCTGCATTATGGGAAGCAGGTGATGGTCCCCCTGATTTTAGACCAAGCCAGTATACTCATGCAGCAGAAATACATGATAGTTACACAGACCCCAATATAACTTTTAACAATCTTTATAAGGAGAAATAATCATGGTAGGTATGAAGAAAAAATATGCATCAAGAGGTGGAGCTTTAAGAAGAGCAGGTGGAGGTATGATGAAGAAAAAATATGCTTCTAAAGGTGGAGCTTTACGTAGAAAACGTGGTGGTACTATCAGACGTAGAACTGGTGGTAGAACTAGATAATGGGTAAACTTTGTCCAAAAGGTAAAGCAGCAGCAAAACGAAAGTTTGATGTATACCCATCAGCTTATGCAAATATGTATGCATCTGCTGTTTGCTCTGGTAAAATAAAACCTGGAGGAAAAAAGAAAACTAAAAAGAAAAAGAAAAAAACTGTTAGAGCTAAGACTGGTGGTGGACTTAGAAAATGGGTAGGAGAAAAATGGGTTGATATTGGAGCTCCTAAAAAAGGAGGAAAGTTTCAACCCTGTGGAAGAAAGAATGCAAAAACTTCTAAACGTAAGTATCCTAAATGTGTTCCATTAGCTAAAGCAAAAAGAATGACAGCATCACAACGTCAGTCTGCAGTAAAAAGAAAAAGAAGTAAAGCACAAGGAGTAGGAGGTAAACCTACATTTGTGTCAACATTTAAAAAAGGAAAAAAGAAAGCATGACAATAACACCTGAGTTAATTACTACTATTCATAATATATCTTGGTTTGATGGTATACTATATGTTATACTTGGGTTAGGAGTTTATGCAATATATAGACTAATAAAAAAGAAAATATAATTCGTTTGACTCTATGAGTTGGAAGTAAGTATTAACTGAAGAAACGCACTAACTTTAATTAGGAGGTGTTATGGATAATCAAACATTATTTATATTTAAAAAACAACAACAAGAAGATTATATGGTAAGACGATTAAAAAAAGTAACTAAACAATTAAAAAAAGCTTCTAAGCTTCATGCAAATCAAGCTAAGATAGTTGCAAACTATGTAAAAAAGAATGAGAAAAAGAAAAGACCCAAAAAAGGGAACAGGAAAAAAACCTAAAGGTACTGGTCGTAGATTATATACTGACGAGAACCCTAAAGATACAGTAAGTATTAAGTATGCTACTGTAGCAGATGCAAAAAAAACAATAGCAAAGGTTAAAAGAATTAAAAAACCTTATGCTAGAAAGATACAGATATTAACGGTGTTAGAACAAAGAGCAAAAGTACAAGGTAAAAACGAACAAGCTAGATTAGCTAAACAAGCTAAACAACAATTAAAAAGGGCTAGAGGATAATGGCAACATCAGGAACATATAATTTTAATTTAGATATTGATGAGATTATTCAAGAAGCTACTGAGATGATTGGTGGTGAAGAAACTCTTGGACACGAACCTGCTTCAGCTAGACGTTCAATAAATTTAATGTTGAATGATTGGCAAAATCGTGGTATACTATTATGGAGTACATTTACAACTGCAGTAACAGTAGTTGCAAGTACAAATACAGTTTCATTAGCTGACTCAGTTAGTGATGCTTTAGTAGTTACAGTTCAAACAAGTGCAGGTGGAGCTGAAACACAATTAACAAGAATATCATTTGAGGAGTTCAACGTGCTACCAAATAAATTTCAAACAGGTCGAGCTACTCAATATGCAATAAAAAGAAACTTATCTAATCCAACTCTATTCTTATATCCAACTCCAAATAATTCTACAGACATTTTAAATATCGAAGCTATTCGACAAGTTGAAGATGTTAATAAATCAGCAGGACAAAATGCAGATGCTCCTGTTAGATTTTTACCTTGTTTGA